GCTGACCGGCTTTTTTACGCCTTCGGCGGCCTTCCGCGCTTCTTCGGAGGCTCACTTGCCCATGGCAAATCCGCCAAATGATCGGCCTCATGCGCTGCCAACCCTTTGAGGTCTGACGCCTGCTCGGCTGCGACTTCTTGCGCATCAACCGTCAAACGACGAATCATGTGCAGCGGATAAACCTCGTCCTTTGCGATGACTCCAAACGACGCCAGTCGCAGGTCTTCAACGTAACTATCTTTGCGCAAAGGCTCCGTTGACTGCAAATAGGATACCTTTGAATTGGTACCCGGTGCTTCACAGGATTCGCGAAAAATAACGCGCTTCAGCTTCATTAATCCATCTTCCTTAGCTTAATTCCAACGTGGTCGAACCTGGCATCGTCTTCGATCAGCTCTTCGGTGCCAGTCGTCGCAAAGTCATCCAGCGACCTCGGCGGCATTATCGGTCCGAGTTCGATCTCAACGTCGCCACTGCGTAGCCTGCTTACACCGTGAGCGCGCAGGAGCGTAAGCATCGTTGCTAGGTCCGCAGCGTCAATCCCAAGCATCAAGCTCTGTTTCTTGGTCACCATCATCATCTCCTTTTCTCAGTCGCCTGGCCATTGCATCGGCTTCCTCAAGCTCCCACGACTCCCATCCCTCTGGCGACTTGGTGCTTGATTCTGTTGGGCCACCAACGGGTTGTGCCAATGCAAGAGCAGCGGCGAAAGCATAGTCGCAATGGCGCCCACCTGCGCGCGGAAGTTCGATGCTTATGCCGCTTTGCGTTACGCGTTTACGAACACGCCTAATATCGTCGATTAGTTCTCTAACAGGCGGAAACTCTACCTTACGCGAAAGCACCAAGGTCCGCATTGACTCGAATAGCTCAACCTTTCGCGCTGCTGTAATTGCTTCGCTTGCCAGGTAGACACCGTGACGTGCTCCGATGTCAGCCAGCGCATCGGCTGCCCATTGATCGGTCGCAACGCGTGCCACGTCATATGGACGCAGCTCCTCGGCAATCTCGCGCAGCACCTCGTCTGGTGACAGCGGAGATCCTCGAGTTGCCTGCCATTGCCGCGCTAAGACCACCGAAAGCTTGCCATTTGCCAGCCTGGTAGCGATCACCAGCGTCCAGGCGTCTGCCCTTGTTGCGGGGTCCATTGCCGCAACGTAATGGTGGCTTGGGTCTGGCTGAAGCTCCACCGCATCGCGTCTTACAACGTGCCCGAGGTCGTCAGCCGTAAACAGCGCCGATTCTGGGTCGGCAAACTCGCCCAGCACATCGGTGCGGAACGCCATCGGGTCACGCCGACGAAGCTCCTCACAGCGCTCGGGCGTCCAGTAAATTGGATTCATAGCTGGCCCAACGGCGCGAATGACCACGCGCTCTGGAGCTGGAGCTTGCCAATGTTCGGTCACAAGCTTGTACGCTGGGCCAAACGGCGCCCACGGTGAGCCAATGCCGCAAAGCTGCGCACCTGGAAGCAAACGACCGCTAACAGCGCTGCGCGCGTCGTCAAAATTGATAACGCCATCGTCGCCACCGACCATACGGGTAAATTCGTCAAACACAACGCCAGCAGACCAACGAGCTACCAAGCTGCCACCAGCTCGGCTGCCTGCCACAATCTTCACCTCGACAGGTGCGCCAGTAGGATGGCGAAACATGACGCTATCCGACGTAGCATCGCCTATCGTCAGTCGTTTTAGCGCGCTTGATGCGGTGGCCCTGCCTACCACATGCTGGTGCACGACTCGAGCGAGGTCCGTCGTTAGCGAAACGACGCTTACTCGAGGCACCTCACCAGGCCCAATCAATAACAGGTCACAACGCTGCGTGGCGCAGACGCTCACGGCAGCCGTCATAAGCGACTTACCCGACCTGATAGGCCCAACGATGTAGAGCTCCGCTGGCCTTGACGCTGGAAGCTTCCGCACATCGCCAATCGACCATGCAAGCGTGGCGCGTTCGCGAATGTCGTCAGCGTAGGCGCTAGCGTTTGCAAGCAGCGGCATACGCTCAAGACCGCTCAGCGGCTTACCGTCTGCAATGCGGCAGATGGCTTGTTGCAGTCGCGTAGCAGTCGCCAAGCCAAAGCCGTTTGGCGACGTTAGCATTCGCTCAAGCGTTAGCTCGTTCGCGTCAGTGCGCTGCGTTCGCTGGTCCCGCAACGCCAGCAGCTTCGCTTTCGCCGCTTCCTGCAATGTCACTTACGATCTCCTCGGCCATCTCTCCGAGTCCGCGCTTTTCAAGCGCCTGGACGACCATGTTTACAAGCTCTGCGCGCTCAGCGTCAAGCTTTGCCGACGCTGCTTTGTGGTCGCCCCAACGAGTCGGATGCCGATGCTGAAGAATCCAGCTCGCAGCCTTCCAGTCGTCCGGCACCGCTGCTGTGATCGCATTTAGAAGCGCAACCTCAAAGTGGCTTTGCGCCTCTCGAGCCTTGGCAGCAAACTCTGCCCAGCGCTCGTCTCCTTCTTCTCCTTGACGGCACCAGGTGCGAAAGGTCTTTTCGTTGATGCCTACGGCAGCGCATGCCGTGTTCACGAAATGACCCTCGCGGAGCAGCCCGATGAGACGGTTAGCCCGCTCATCGGTTAACTTTGTCCACCCCTTCGCCATTACTTCTTCGGCGCAGCCTTTTTCTTGACCTTCTCGGGAAGCTTTGCGCGCTGCTTTTTGGTCGTATCGGCTTCCATCTTCTTCGCTGCCTTTGGGTCAACCGCCCACAGGTAGCGCTCCTGCGCTTTGCTTTTTAGTGGCATTGCAACACCCTAGCAGCTTTTCGAAGCTTTTGAATTGCTCGCATCTCAATTTGCTTTGCTCTGGTGCGACCTATATGCCCGCAGCCATCGCCAACTTCCCAAAGCGCCATATCCAGCCAGTAGCGGTCATTGAGGACAAGCGCCTCGCGGTCACTCAGCCGTGCCGCTTCCATGATGCGCAAGACAAGCTCTTCGTCCTCAACCTGGCGCTCTCCAGTCGTGTCAGGCTGAGCCAACGGCAGCTCTGCCAAGCGCACTCGGCGCCTAGTGCGAGCCAACGCCGCATCAAGACGACGATCAATATCCCTCACCGTCATCCTCATCATCCATCATTGCGCCAGGATTCGACCCTGGAGCACTCTTGCGTCCTGACTTGATCGGAAGTTTCTCAAGCAGCTTCACAATCTCGCGTTGCACGTTCTTGGGGTCGCCCTGCTTGACCGGCTCCATACCGACTAGTGCAATCGCGTTGTCGCGAAACTCCTGGGCGCCACAGCAGTAGCAATCGCCACAGCCGCACTCCTCGGAGTCATCCATACCCTTGTCACTTACCTTCATTGAAACATTCAGCGGCATAGCCTGAATCTTCGCACGCGCACGACCGAATATCCACCATGCTCGTACTGAACGAGCGAACGGCGTTTACTGTGAGCAGACTTGCTCGAGGTAAACGAGTAAAGTGTTTGGCCTTTGAACCGCACTTCCCAGTGCTCCGACAGCAGCTTTCGACGGTTGCCTTCAAGCTGAACACGAGCCAACTGGATTGCGGCTTCGTTAAGCTCTCGCTTAAGCCGCATTAGAATCGTTAACTCTGAAACGTCATCCATGACGATCAAGTGCTCACCGATTTAAGGTTTGCCATCCTCGTTCGTATCCTTGCCAGCGTCTTTGGCTGCACTCTCCCGTAAGGCGTCAACAGCTCTTGCAGCGTCTCTAGGCTTACCCCAAGCAGCCTTGCGGCTTTGCTACGCGACGAGGACAGGCCGATAGCCAGCTTTCGCTCCTCATCGGTAAGCCCGTCGCCATTGTCGCGTATGCGCTTTTGACGCGTTCCAAAGTGGCCATCTTTGTGAATCATGTTTTGCCTACAATGAACCTGTTTTCTCTTTTGCCCGGTACGCCTCGACGGCATGAAGAAGGGAACCAGCCGCGCGAAGGCTCTCGCCTTTCTGCGACCAGAGCTTGCACAGGGCATAGGCAATGTCGTGCGGGTTCGCGTTGGCGCTTTGCTCCACCTCTCGATGCGCCTTCTCGGCTTCGTTCAAATCGAACGTCGAGTCGTAGTACCGCTCTGCGGCCTCAATAAGGTGTGCAATCACATCAGGTCCCATCGTTGTTCTCCTTCTTGTTCATCCGTCAACCTCTCCTCGGTCGAATCGTCATCCCTAACACCCGCATCGCGCGACGTTTGCCTGCTTGGCGATTCGCACATTCCCCACCTCATGCACCCTCCCTGTGGAAGGTCAGCCAACAGGTCGAGTTGGCGACCACCCCTGGCGGTTCTAGACCATTCAACAACCTCTCTAATTCCAATTATTTTCCCGGGTATTTTTGTGCGAAAAAACGAAGCTCCATCATGCTTGTACCTTCCAGGATCTTGTTTGTTTCTTTCTGTTCTAAGGTTTGTTGTTTCTGTTTCAAGCTGTTCAATTTCAGCAATGCGCCATTCAGGAATCATGCGTATTTCTTCTTTGCGAGAAAAAATGCAAGGGTAGCACCCGACTCGTTCGTGGCCTTGATAGTAAAGCGGGTTCATTGGAACGTTGTGGCGACGGTGAATTGCAATCACATCGTCGAGCGACCATCTAATCAACGGCCTCCATATCCATCCGCCCCACTTTTCATCGTCATCAAGCTCAGCCATTTTGCTACGAGATTCAGACTCGTCAGCCCTAATACCAACAACGCTTACCGTGTCCGCTCCAATTGCGTCATGGTACTTTCTTAGCGGAGCTATCTTTAAATCTCGCGTGCACCATCGTTGCATTCGGCCTGGAAACCCAACATTGTATCGAATGGCATCAACCATGCCGCGCTTTGGATTTACAACCGCAATCGGGCACAACAGTTCGCGCAACGTGTCAAGGTAACCATACGTCTCTGGCGCTTCCCATCCTGTATCGGCAAACACGGCCTGAAACGGTAAATCGGCTTCTTTAAGCGCCAAAATGAGCGCCGTGGAGTCTTTCCCGCCACTCACACTGGCAATTAGCTGCAAGCCTTGCAGTTCGCTTGGAATCTTAAGCATCACGTCACCTCTCCTCGGTTATCGCATGCCCGTTGACCTTCGGGCCATGGGTCAATTCTTGGCATGCACGCCAAGGCTTCAAAGTCATGCCTAAGCAGCTCTTTAAGGTCGCAGCCTTCCGTTATGGCTTGGCGCTTTTGGGCGTTCCATATGCGCAGCCAGTCACCCCAATTCACAGCTTCCCCCTGGCGGTAACACGCTCTGCTGTCTCGAGGCATACGGCCACCAGCTCATACTTGTCTGGGTACCCGTAGTCGAGCCGATGCTGCTGGAGATACTCGACGTAACCGCCGATGGCCTTGTCTGGGTCATCGGTCGTCACCGTGTCGGCAACGCCACCGTGCGAGTACACGCGCCACGTCCTGTCGCCCGTCATGTCCCATTCGCCCATCTTCATCTCCTTGCTGCGTTGGCTGCGTGCCACTCTTCCCAGTCAAGCATCTCTTGCCGCCTTGCTTCGCATGCCCCGCAAGGCTCGAGCGGCTTTTGAACGTCCACCCATCGGTAGTCATCAGCCATTCGAATGCAAAGCGTTCGCGCATCAAAACCTTCATCGAACAAATGCTCGCACGAATCGGGTTTGTTGGCGTTTTTGCGCCACCTCAGATTATTCGATCTGGTGATTAGCATAAACTACTTAACCTGCGTGAACAGGTCAATGACTTTCGCGCGATGCGTCAGCCTTCGCACCGCTCCTGTCCCGTATTTCTCAGCCAATACGCGTTGCGGCACGCCTGAGGTCGCAATCGTTGCCGCTCCTCTGTCGTAGCGCTCAGCCAGTAGCGCCATGACAACCGGTGATTGGCCTACTGGAGCCACATGCCCGTTAGCTAGCCCCAGCTCGTCAAGCACCAGCACCGTAGCGGAGCTTGCCTTGCGAAACAGGTCCGTTTTGCGCTGTGACGCCTCGAGCACCAATTGTGCCTCGGTTACCCACATCACCTGGCCCCATCCTCGAAACGGTCCACCCTGCTCCACCGAGGTCCGTATTCCTTTGATGGCGGCGGATAGCGCCGCATAGATGCCGGTGCTTTTTCCGCAACCACTCGGGCCGCACAGGACCATGCCATCACCTGGCGTAATCCTTCCGTCCTGCAATCGCATAGGATCCCACTTCTCAAGTTCCCTGCGAATCAGGAAATGCACGTTATCGGCCCATGGCTTGTTCGACCATTGCGCCCACGGCCAATTTGGAACGGTCGCGATGACCTCCTGGCGCCATTCGCGCATTCGAGCTGCGCTCTCTGCCTGCTCGCGCTCTTTGATCGCCTGGACAGTCTCGCCTTGGTCGAGCCTTAGCGAGGCAACTAGACCAGCAAAGTCAAAGTCTACGCCCATGCTGGCCTACCATTGTTAATGTTGTCGAGAAACCGGTCGAGGTCCTCGCCTTGCCCCTGAACCTGCACCGGGTGCTTTTTAGCCTTCGTTGGGTCAACAGCATCCTTCAGCTTCCAGCCAAGCACCTGCCGCATCCTGCGCTCGTTGGCGCCGTCCTCAAGCTCCAGAGCTGCCAACGATACCGCGCTTTGGGCATGCTCTGGCGTTAGGCGAACACCGAGCGGGCCAAGCGCCCCAAGCAACGCTTCCGCAACCGTTTGATGGTTTAGGGCAGCAAACCTTGAGGACGTTCGTAACGCAACTTCAATGGCGACCGCTTTGGGATCGACCTCAACGTGAGTAGATGTAGGTGCAGCCTCGCGCGCGTGCGCGATCTCTTTCTCTCTTTCTTTATTTGTTTCTTTCTTTCTTTCTTTACGTTCCAGTGAAACGTCTGGCGTTACATGTAACGTTTCATCGTTTCGCGACTTCTCTCGAAAGCGACGTACACGCTCGGAACTATTCGTGATTGTTCCTTGCTGCTCGGCGTGAATTGGAAGCTCGAGCGCGTCTTGTGGCGTTGTCAGCACTAGTCGCGCTTTCACAAGCTCCGCAAGCGCAGCGCGTGCACGTTCCTGCGTCAGCCTGTAGGCCAACATGAGATAGCCAAGGCGATCTTGACCCGTCTCGACAATGCCATCCCGGCTCGCTTCGTCCTGTAGCAGCCTGTACAACCCTCGAGCATCAAACGACAGCGCTGCCCATCCACCGGCGTCTCGCGGGAATACCTTGTGCCAGCTCTCCCGCGACCAGTCACGCATCAGAGCACCCTGCGGCGTTAAGTTTGCGCGCAGCTTTGCCGACTACGGCAGGAATCCAGGTCGGCGGAGTTGGAATTTTTAGCTTTTCGCATGCCGCTATCACGCGCACATACGATGCGCGAAACACTGGTTTCCCTGTATAAATCTTTGCAAGCGTGCCAGGTGCAACATCGGCGTGGTAACATAGGTCGCGCTTTTGTTCGGTGTTCAGCATGCCGCTAAAGTATGCGACAAGCTAAACGTGGTCAAGTCTTTAGGTTGTGAATTTCAATCTGAACGCCAAGCGGGCCTTTGCGCTGCTCGTAGCGCCACTCGTACCGGGCGCTTCCGTCATCAATGCCAACCCATGCTGCGATAGCATCGCGAACAGCCTTTAACGCTCCGCGCAGGTTGTCGTCGTCTAACCGCCTGGGAGACACTCGAATCAGCGTAGCCACGATGACCTCGGCGCCCCTAAGCGCTTCGAGTTGCTCGACGTACTGCCGCAGTGCCATCGTGACAACGCCGCGTTGCATTTTTGCGCGCCGGGCCTTGGTCGCCCAGTGCTCGCGCATATTCGCCTCGCTCTTGGTCTGCAAACTAAGATCAACGCGTACCATCGGCATGCACCTCGCAAAAATAACGGATGCTCTTTGCGCTCATTTGCTTTCGTTTCGTGCCTGGCCTGCCGCAGGCGTGGCAAAGCCTGCCGACTTTGGTGTCGATTTCGGTGCCTGACTGAAGGCCAAAGTTGCGCCTGCGAGCTTTGGCCATGTGCAGCGTCGATCCTCGTTCCTCAGGACCAGCGACCGACAAAACGACGCCTTCTTCCGTTCGGACTTCGACCCATTTTTGCTGCTCTTGCGCCAACTCCCTGCTGCGTCTCATGGCGCCATGTAAGTCCTTATGCTCCTCGAGCATGGCGTCATCGTGCCAGATTCCGTAGATCATTTCTCAGGCCCAGCCACATACGGCTCAATGGCTGCTAGCGCTTCGGAGTCTTTGCGGGCGGCATCGTCAAGCCAAGATGCTGCCGGAATCGCGCCCGAGGTCCATGCCTCAATAGCCAGAGCTCGTTGGTGCGATGGCTTGCGATCTCCAGTCACCCAGTAATGGACGGTGACGGCGCTAACGTTAAAAACGCGCCCCATTTCGGCCTGGGGAATGGCGTGCGCGTCTAGCCATGCTCCCAAAGTAGCGGAAGGATTCATGCCGCAAGCATACGGACTAAACAAAAGTTCGCAACGGTTAACTTTTACTTGCGCAACATATTCGCTGCGGTTAATGTTCGTCTCGTGAGCAACTACGAACCAACAAGGGCCGCAGTCGTCATCGGAGCTGGGTTGCGCTTGAATGGAACGGAAGGAAACCGTCTCGTTCGGGAAAGACCGCAGCCAAATGCCACGGTGGCATCAGTTTCGATGCCGACTCCGGTTCTTGTTGCGCTGTGGCTGCTCAGTCTTGCTGCGGCATTCTACGTTGATTCGTTCGCAGGTTGACCCAATGAAAAATCAAGAAAAAGAACCAAACAACCCAAACCATCAGCCAATTTGCTGGGACGTTCGATACGCGGAAATAGTGTTAATCCAGGTTATTGAGCGCCACTGGTACGATGCTCGCAACAAGGCTGCCCGCATCCTTGGCGAGGTAGACATTATGCGCCTGCGTGTAACGCCTGCCACCAACCAAGAATGGCACGCGTACCCATGAGCACCCTGATCGTAGACTTTAGCGCCGTCTGGTGGCGCCAATGGCACGCATCGGGTGACGAGGCCGTTAGCTATGCTGCCCAACGCACGCTAGGCCAGATTCGCGAGCATGCCGCGCAACACGGGGCGACCGTCATCGCACTAGATTCGCGCAAGAGCTGGCGCCGCGACAAGTGGCCTGAATACAAGGCCAACCGGCCCGCAAAGGACGAGCTAAGCCTCGAGCAAATGCGCCGCACCGTCGAAGCGCTGCGCGATGATGGATTCGTCCTGGTGGAACTCGACAGCTACGAAGCTGATGACGTAATCGCCTCGCTTGTTGCTGCAATCGACGGCGAGCGCGTCATCCTAAGCCAGGACAAGGACCTTCTTCAGTTGCTTGGGCCAGGCGTCACCATGTACCACCTTGGCCGAAACGAAGTTGTCGATGCGGCAATGGTAAAAGCGGAGCTTGGCGTCGAGCCGTCCAAAGTGGCCGAGTGGCTGGCGCTCACAGGAGACAAGTCGGACAACGTTCCTGGAGTGGCTGGCGTTGGACCTAAGCGAGCCACCTCGTTGCTTGCAGATTACGGCAGCATCGCTGGCGTTTATGACGCTTTGCGCGACAATGCGGAGGCTTTTACGCCTGCGCTACGAAAGGCCCTGCAAGAGGCTGCTACGCGCCCAGGATGCAACATCATTCTCGCATTGGAGCTTGTGACGTTGCGACCTGAGCTTGCATCGGAATGCATTGCGCAACAGCTCCTCGAATCAATCAAACAACCAAGAAACACAAGGAACACGAAAGAAACCATGACACTCGAAGCAGAATTTGACGAAGCGCCGCAGGTTCCGCCTGCTGCCGACACTATTCCGCAACCTCCACCTGCGCCGCCAAGCCAGCCGCAGCAACGCGCCCTCGTAGCAGCGCCGCAAGACTGGTCGCGACAGCTCGAACCTACCGACAGCCGCAGCGCATACGGGTTGGCCAAAGTCGTCGTTGGCTCGCGCATGTTCAGCGCCTATGGAACGCCGGAAGCTGCGATGCTGGTCATTATGGCTGGTCGTGAGTTTGGCCTTGGCGCCATGGCTGCGTTGCGGTCATTCCACGTCGTCGAAGGAAAGCCTACGATGAGCGCCCAAGCGATGATGGCGCGCTGCTTAGAGCACCCAAGCTGCAAGCTGTTCCGCGTTGTGCGATCTAAGTGCAGCAACGATCTCGCCACGGTCGAGGTCCAGCGCCATGGCTGGACGGAACCGGAAATCTATACCTGGGGCATTGAGGATGCGAAGCGAGCAGGCCTAGCGTCTCGACCGAATTGGTCAAAGTACCCGCGAGAAATGCTGATCAATCGTTGCATCGCAGAGGCTGCTCGCTTTGTTTGGCCTGAGGTCATGGCGGGCGTTTACTCGCCTGAAGAATTTGGTGGTGCATCTTGAGTATCGTGACAACTATCCAATGTGACGCTTGTGGACGTAATTCTGCGGAACCTTCAAAGCTCCGAGTTGCGGCGCGTACGCTGCGCGTTGACGCAAAAGCTAAAGGTTGGCTCATTTGTGCCGGTGGTCTACGCGACGGTTCAGGCGCCGGGGCACACGATTTCTGCGGCGAGTGTTATGCCGCAGCGCTGCCAAATTACAGCGGGAAAAATCAAAACGGGTTTAAAAATTCAGTCATTAGACGAGCAAAACACAAATGAATCGCGTTACATTGTTTGGGAGACTCGGCAAAGACCCTGAGCTTAAGCAGGCTGGTGCCACCTCAATCCTTAAATTCTCGCTCGCAACGTCGGAGCGGAAAAAGCAGGGAGAGCAATGGGTCGATCACACCGAGTGGCACTCGGTGGTTATGTTCGGCAAACGTGCCGAGGCCATGGCTCGCTTGCTGACCAAAGGCTCTCAGCTCGTCGTTGAAGGCTCGCTCCGCACATCGAGCTGGGAGAAAGACGGACAGAAACGATACAAGACTGAAATCGCTGCCAGCGACGTGCATTTGGTGAAGGGCGAGCGACGCGAACAAGCGCAGGCCGCTCCTGCGACCCAGGCTGAGCCTGATTTTTCAGTATTTGACAACGACGATATCCCGTTTTAGGCTTAACTTTCATCGGGTTGGACTGGTGGCAGGCTGCGTGGAATGACGCGGCCTGCTTTTTTTTGTGCTTTGAAGTTGACGAACTCGTTAGCTGCGGTTAACTTCACCCCATGACCAACACCGACAAAACAACCATTCACGATTTGGCCTGGGACTTTGCCGAGGGCTTGTTGCCGCACGACAGAATCAAGTTGATCTTTGCGCTTTCGCTGGCTGGAGTAGATCCAACTGATAACGCCGTGTCGTATCTTGGCGCTCGCATTCGTATTGAGCGCGCAAAGCGCGGCATCTTTGGCCAGGTGTCGCTATGAGCTGGGTACCTAATTTAACCGCAGCTCGAACAATCAAATGCGACATCGAGCGAGGTAACCTCGACAGCCATGGCGCTTACAATCAAATGGTCTTTGAGTCCACATTTACTTGGGACTCGGACTGGCAAGGCGTATATGCCGTGCAGGCTTGGATGCCTGACAAGCGCCGAGGCGGGTGGCGCCAACTTAGCCTGAGCGTCAAAGCTGAGCGTGAATGGGCGCGCTACATCGAAATGAGGCTACAGGACCGATGACATGGTGGCATATCCTGCCAGCGCTGGTGTGTCCGCTCGACATGGTGCCTGCCACGGCTCGTACCTGCATTGAGCGGCTGCCATGGCCAGGCTACGGACAGCCGATGCTCGGCCTGTCTGCGCTGCCTGAGCCTTACCTGCGCCTAAGTGGCGCAACATGGGATGCAGAGGCGCTTTGCGCATCTCGAGGCCGCAGGCTTTGCCAGCTAACCGAGTGGCGCTCGGCGTGCGATGGCACCAAACGCGAAGCATGCGGTGACTTGGTGCCTTACCAGGCTCCAGCATGGGGCCTGGTGGCATATCGCAACGCTGCGGAGCTAATGCGCCTCGATCAGTACCCTGCTCTATCGGAGCTGCCGCAATGCGTCGGTGCCACCGGGGCTGTGGGCATGCTTGCAACGGAGGAATGGGTACGCATCGGTAAAAAGTACGCGATCACCTCAGCTTACTGGTCGCGACTCGGAGAATGTGGAGACGTAATCACATCGCATTCACCAAGGTGGCACGATTACGCGACCACCGTTAGGTGCTGTCAGGACCTATGAATTGCTCATGCAACAAGTGCAAACGCACGGAATATGTTGACTTGATCGTCACCGTGATTTTTTTTGCCTTTATCATCTGGGGTTTTATCCAATGACGTTTGCGACACTAATCCTGCTCCTATCCAAGCTCGCCATGGTCGAGCAACCAGACCTCCACACGTCAGAACGCTGGGCATCGTACCTCGACGGCATGGCGACAATGGCAGGCGAGTACCTCGAGGCTGGACGCGCTGGTGCGCTCGTCTCGCCCGACGTTGACCCGTTGCTACTGGCTGCGATCGGTTACGAGGAATCCCGCCACCGGCCCAGCATCCCCGATGGAGACTGCGCGCACCCAAACAGCGGGCGCATCTGCCGTGCCATCGGACCCATGCAACTATCTCGAGCGCTGCCAGCGATGATGCCGCGCATTGATCGCGATTACGAACCGTTGACGGTTGATGCGCTGCGCAACCCAAGGTCGTCCGTTCTGGTCGCGTATCGCTTGCTGCGCCACTATCGCGACACCTGCCATGGTGGCCCAGCACAATGGCTTGGAGCTTGGAGCGCTGGCAAGTGCTCTGCGAAACCAATCTCTCTTGGCGTGCGCCGCTGCCAGCTTGCCGCCGCTATGGCTGACGCTGCGGACATTGAGCCTATCGACTGTGGCAATCGTCCGATGGATTCAGCTACGCAACGTCGAGTAGAGGCTATTGAATCAGCCGCGAACAAGTGACAGGTAAAGCTCCCACGGCCAGCGCACGTCGCCTCCACAACCAGGATCGACGTGCGTTGACTTTTTCCATGCCTCCGAAACTGCCGCATGAGTCGTGATGCCACGTTTTCCTGCGAGCAAATCCGATGCATTCAATTGCTGCACCGGAATGTCCCACCGCTCACAGATGCCGCGCACAAGCTCAGCGCTGCGACGAAGCACAGGCAACCCATCCTCGACGCCATCGCCATCGCGATCCCATTGAGTCTTCGCGGCCTGCCCAACCTGCTCAATTTGGATGCCTTGGCGATTGGCCCCTGGCGCAGCCCACGCAACGGCGCGCTCCTCGACGCACCGATACACGGCATCAGGGCCAACGACGTAGTGTGACGAGGCCTGTGGCGCCGATGCGCCTGCAAACCACAACGCAACGCTGCGCGCGGTGCCTCGTCGGATAGGGTTTTCCGTCGAGTGCAGAACTACGATGTCAACCGCATTGCGCTCTGCTGGCGTGTAATTGCGCGCCTGAATATGCGTCCACGGATCACCCTTTGGAGGCTCTACCTTGTCGCCAGGCTCAGACGGTCGCCAAACATGGAACGTCGTCGCGTAGTCGGTATGCTGGCTTCCCCTGTGCGCATTCGACGGGCTTTGAATCTTGGTTCCATCAGCTCGCCACCACCCGTAAATTGCGCCACCGTTTGCCCAATGTTTGCCAGCGTTGCTTACGGGTTCAGCGCACCATCCTCGAGCCTTCAATCGGTCCCAAACGGCCGCATCATGCTCTTGGCACCAAGTTAGCGAACGCATGTTTGTGTTACGAAACGCGTCAACAGCTTTGACGTTGTTCGCAGGCACGCCTGCTGCCGCAAGCTGAGCCATTGTCGGCATCGTACACGGCGCGATGAATAGCGCCGATGAGTGAAGCGCGTCATACTCATCGACGGACGGCAAGCGCCATCCTTTGCTTCGCGCCCATGCGTCAGCAGCCACGGGCGAAAGGCGAGCGAACAGCTTAGTGTCCGCATCGACAATCGGCAGGCGACTAATGGCGCCGCCACTTGGTAGCACCAGCCACCCTGCCAAATGCAGGTCGCAAGCGCCAGCCCGGGACACATACGCAAGCGCAGTCACTCGAGCGCCATCGCAATCTGCGCAACGCTTGGCAGCTCCAATCGACCAGGCATAGGCGCATCCGCCTCAACGCCGCCAAGCGATTCTCCAGAGAGTACGCCAAGCTCCGCTAGCAAGTAGACCACCTCGCCATAGGCTCGCAAAGCCTCCAGGCGCGCCTTTGCGGCCTGGTCCTCGTCCTTGGCAGCAACCGCACCCGAAAGCGCCGCAATCGCCAACCTGGTGCGCTTAATCGCTACAGCTAGCCTTTGCTCGTTTTCTTGGTTCGGGTGGCGACGGTAATACACATCGGCGCCAGCCTGCGCCGCTCCGATCACATCGCCAAGCCAAGCGGCTCCTCGAGCCACTTGAGCCAACGTAAGGCCAGCGCACCCGAGGCACGATAGCGCCAGCGCAAGGGCAAGCATCCTCACTTCGCTGGCGCTCGAAAGCCTGCGGCCACAAGGCCAGCGCTCACTCCAGCGGAAAGCGCCAATTGCCACGGCTCGCCAGCGAGCAACGCAAGGCCAGTCGCGCCCAACGAAGGAATCGCCACCGGCTTGAGTTGTGCGAGCGCATGCGCCACCTGCTCTCGAATCGGTACGCCATCGCGAATAAGACTCACGAGCCACGCGATAAGCACAAGGCCAGCACCGAGGCTTGGGCCAAGTAGCGCGGAAGTCAAACCATTAGCAATTTGAGTCGGGTTCATGATCAATGCTTCAGTGCAGAAACAATAGAAGCCAGCGCTGACGCTAGCAGCGTGCCCATGACTCCCATGGCCCACAGTCGCCAATGGTCAACGCTTGCATCGCGCTTCGCCTCAAGCTTGGCTCCCTGGTCCTCAACGCGTTTAATCCGCACGTCATGCGCCGTGATTTCGCTCTGGTGACCAGCTAAGACCGCAAGCGTCTCTGCGTGTCGGGCAGCGTGCGCCTTTGCTTCTTCGTATGCCGCATCGCGCAAGCGTCCCTCAAGCTCGCTGATGGCAAGATTGCTGCGATGCTCGTGCGCTGCAAACTTCTCGTCCAGTAGCTCTTTCAATTGCGCGACTTGCGAAGCCATTGCAGTCCTTTATCACGCTGGGAAAAGCATTGCATCGACAAGCGCTGACAGCTCAGCTTGCGTCAATTGCTGGCCATTTAGTCGCTTTTCTTTTGCAGATTCAACGAGTGCCTTGTTGGCTAGTTGAATTGCCGCAATCTTCTCAGCTTCAAGCGCAGCGACTTGGAGGCTTTGGGATGCGTCGTGAGTGTCAATGACGACCTCGAGGCTTTCAGCGTCGGTGCTTTCAATGTCCTGGTCGAACGAAACGACAATTTGATCGCTAAACCATTCGATGCTGTATGGTATGCCAATCTCAAGAGCATCGATTTCCGCATGCAGCAACTTCGGGTCGCAGGATGCTGGCTTTTCAAATGTAATGATCATGCGCCATACTCAATAAGAACAATTCCAGTGTTTGAAGAACTGCCCAGAAGCTGATTTATTGTGCTGTATCCGTTTACTGTCAACGTCCCCGCCGAAGCAGGCCCAGACCGCAATTTAAATGTCGTTGACGTAACGGACCCCGATGAAACAAGACCCCAAAGAAAAATAAAAAACGAAGAATTTGCTTGCAAACATGCCATGCTTGCCGCAGCAAACGCGTTTGACGTTGCGTCTCTAAAAAGCGCAGCTGTCACTGTGTTAATGTTTGACGAGCTTGCTTGTATTGCTGCCAACACCAAAATTGAACTCGTGGCGCTTTGCGGCGTAATCGTCGCGCTTGCAAATTGAGCGCCTTGGGTGCTCGTTGGAATTGAAGTCGTCGTAGGTAAAACAGTCGTTGTGCTTTGCACACCGGTAGTCGCTGAAGAAACGACCTGCCGAACTCCAGTTGCATAACCGCCAGCACCGGACACCGGTACACCAAACGTGATGCCACCCGTCGTCGCTGAAAAAATTGGCGTCCCATCAAGCTGGGTGACAGCCGTGATGCTAGGCGACGTTCCACTAATGATTGTTTCGTATCCGGCCATGGCTCATTTCCTCAAGTGTTGCCGCTCACCGACTGGTAGCGCACTGTGGCTGCCCAGTTAATCGTAGTTGCCGCTGCGCCAGTTACCTGCACCAGCACATTGTTTCCGCTTACAGCAAACGTCACATCGCCCCAGGCTCCGCCTTTAACTGACGTGCCTGCTGACGTGCCAACAGCCGTTGGGGCACCGCCGCCCTGGCGATAATACAACGCAGCCTTGTTGATCCATGCTCGCGTTGCGCCAGCCGTGTCTCGACCAGTTGCGTTTGCTTCGATCCAAATGCCGCAATTATCAATAACCGCAATCGTGGCGACCGTCGTTGCCACGTTGTTAGTGGTTTGAACAGCTCCGCTCTGCTCGTAGGATGCAGAGCCAGTAAAGGCGTCGTGCGTTTTAATCGTTCGCGTCTGCGAAACAATGTTGCTTACGCGTGCTGTCTCGGTGCCGATATTCGGAGTCTTATCGACCTGTGCGGTAACGTTGCTTGCAAGCTCAAGCACTGGAATCATTCGCAGCGAGGTCGTGGTCCCGCTGATGGCGACCTGATGATGCGTGCCGCTTGCCTGGGTAATTGCAATGCCGTTGCCGCTGGCATCCGTGATAATTGCGCCAGTGTTCTGCCGGACGTACAGCGTTCCGCTTTTTGTCTCGTGCGTCGTCATTGCGTCACCTCAGGGAAGCGTGGTCGTGCAAAGCCAAATGGTTGCGCTGCCAGCCGTCGCAGCGTTGAGCAGCGCACCAACTGCCGTGCCAGTCACAAGCACATTGGTTGGCGCAGTAAAGTTCTCACAGAACAACGCTCCGCTAAGTTGGCCGACGCTTGCGCCAGTCGCCTGAAACACGTTAAACGGACTAGCGTACTTATCAACGGTGCCAACAAGGCCAACCGACAACGTGTAGTTGCTCAGCGTTCCACCTGTGAACGACGTATCATGCTTGATGCACGCTGCGTGTAGCACTGTTTTGGCTGGCAACGACGCAAGCGTGATTGAGTTGGTCGCAGCCGCCGCTGCGAGGTCCGTATATGCGACTGTGTAAGCTGTCCACATAAAGTCATCAACCGGCAGGCCGAGTAAAAATACTGTGTGCGCCGATACGGCGTCGATGGAAATGCTGATCATTCGTCACCAGTCAACTCGCACGTTCGTTGCCGTCGTTCCTGCTGCGATGATTTTACGAGCTTGAAGCTCGAGCGTCTGACCACCGTACACAACGCAAGTGATGTTGGTTCCGTTGCCACGCTGAAGGACAATGTTTGCAGCGGTTCCCATTGCAGCATTTTGAACCATGAGCCGACGACACATTCGACGCTGGCCTTTTGGGTCTGCCAACATCAAGTCAACGTCTGCTGCGATTGCCGGGTAAGCAATGAAGTCAGGTGACGAGTAGAGATACGTGGTCGCGCTCATTGTGCCCCCGATGTTAACTCAGTTTCTTCGGAACCGCTGCGGAAACCTTCAGCAATATTCGGAGGCTTTCCACCTCGTCGCGGAGCTGGCCCTGCTGCGCCTTCGCGTGTTGCATTAGGCTGAGCAGCATACGATCCTTGGACTGCCTGCATAACCTCTGGCGTCATTGTTGGGTCGGATGGAATGCCCAGCAGCAGCCCTAGCTGGATGCGCTGCGCATAGGCTGGCGCCTTTCCTTTTGCTTGCAGTTTTGCAAGGCGTTCCACCATCTGCGCTTGAATGTCGCGGAACGTCTCAGGATAAACCGTGCGAACAGCATCGACAGCCTCGACCGTTAGCTTACCTTCCGCAATGTCATCGAGGATGCTTGCAGGGTTTTCTACGGCTCGCAGTTTTGCCATCCACCCTTGCACTTGCTGGCGCGTAGGAGGCAACGGAGCGGCAAATGGGGTCGGCGCCGCTGTCCCTTTGGGGAGCGCTTGGTTAAGGTAATCAAGCTGGCGCATCGCGGTATTGATTGCAGCTTGTTGTGCCCTCGGTGCCTTATCTGCCATCCACAAGGTTTCCTGCTGCAATCGCTGTTTGACTGCTTCGGATTGCGAAGATAGCTCGCGAACACGTTTGGCCCTGTCCTCGTATCGGATGGCAACCTGGCCAACAGTCGGCGCTCTCTTGGCAACTGTAACCGCGCCATCGCTAACTGCTCGAGTAGCGCGCGCGACTGCGCTTCCGATGCGCGACGTTTGGCCGCTTGCAATGTTGTCCAGCATCTCGGCGCCGCGAAGCACAACGCGAGGCTTCAGCAATGGCGCCATAAGCGCTGCTACAGGATTACCGCTAGCAATCGCAGCGCCCGCAGCCATTGCCATAATTGAATCGCTCGACCCGCCTATGTCCTCAAGCAATTTCTTGGCAAGTACAGCTTTGGTTCCCTTGTCAAGATGCTCAATAATGCGCTTGTTGCGAACGGCTTGATTTGCAAACTCTTGCTTCAGCGCACCCATGTTTTCAAAATTTCCAAGACGAAGCGCGGCGTCTTGCCACGCCACCTCGTTTGAAATTTGATCTCTTAGTGCTCGGTCGGCAAAGTTGGTCCCAGGGTTTGTGGCTGCTTTTAGATTTGTGACAATCTTTTGCGGGTCAGCCACCTTTCCAGCGCGCCATGTATTTGTTGGGTCAGGCCCAAACGGCGTGCCTTGATACCATTCAGACATGAGCGCCTGGTTGCTGCGTATGGCTCGCGTCATTGGGGCATTCATCTCGCGTTGCAGGTTTGCTACGCCGCCCCAAATTGACTCATCTTCAAGTCCCTTGCGAACGCGCTCGTACATGGGTTCAAGAATGTCGGTCATTAGCCGATTATCCGCAGCCGTTGGCGCTTTCAGCTTTTCAAAACGCGCGGTAGCTCGACCAATTGCGCGCTTTGCTTGCACATCTAAGGCGCCATACAAGTCTTCAGCGCCTTGTTTGCCGCCAACAGCTAACGCGTTATCTGCGGCCTCCGCTGCTTTTGTCAGTTCGTATTCGAGTTCTTTAAGGCCCGTTTGCCCGTATTCGAGCGCCCCTGCCGCCCGCACTTGTTTTACTTCTTCAAGCGCTTGCAAGATTTCTGTGGTTGCAAAGTCGCGCTGCGCCAGCAATCGCTCAGCATCGTCAGCCACGTTGCCGCGTACCATTTCAATTTTTAGATGGCCGTCTTTGATTGCCTGCGAGGTGATTTGCTGGCCAAGGAATTTTTTATCGAGGTCGTCTTGCAGCGAGCCAACCTGAGCAATCCTTCGCTCTAATGGTCCTGCTGCTTGCTCACCCTGGACAACGCGGGAAATTACGTTGTCGGCGTCCAGGGCAATGGCGCGCATTTCAGGCTGTGCCAGTCGCACTACGTCCTCGAGGTCTGCGCCAGTTTTGCCAGCCATCCTGCCGCGTAGCTTCAACAACGCGGCAGATATTTTTGGCTCAAACTCGGATCCCTGTAGCGACTTTGGAATCGCGGTATACGCTCGATTAGCAACTCCGCCAAGCGCTCCAAGGCCAGCGCCAATGCCGACGCCCGTTAATCCCGACGTGAGGCCCGCTGCTGCTATCTGGCCGATCTTCTCGCCGCTCAGTTCATTGTCGAGTGCGAGCCTTCCGGTTTCGCGCCCAATGCCCTGCAACGCGCTTTCGACGCCTGCCTGGGCCGCATACCTGGAAGCAGTTCGCCCGATGGTCTGCGTGGCTCCCTCGGCCGCAGCAAGCCCAAGGCGCGATACAGCAGCCTCACCAGCTCGAGCAGCAAGGGCCGCAGGTGTGCGGGCCGCAATTCGAGCCGCAAGACCTGCTCCAGCCTCTGGAGCAGCCGCGCCAGCCGTAAGCAGCACTGGCGCAACGGTTCCTGCCACCTCAGCCCCAAGTGCAATCTCCGGCTCAAGCTGTTCGTATGCTTTGGTGGCCTCTTCTGCGCCAAGCGCAGACAGTGCCACATCCGAAATACCAAGCGTTGCCCCTCGGAGCGCTCCAGTTACAGCAGCGCCGACCTTTGCCTCGAGGCCGCCGTACTTTTCGCCGAGCTTTTCTTGAGCAATTTCTTGGGGCGTTGCTACGCGATAGCCAAGACGTTCTGCGTCTGCGATTTGATCGGCTGGTATTGAAACCTTGTTGCCAAGAGTATCAAAAGCTTTGATTGGCTCAGCCACCGGACCAACCTTTTGTAGGAGTAACAGGCTTAGCGGGAGCTTTGCCGCCGTATTGAAACACTGGTCCCCTTGCCGTTTGTTCCATCTTCACATAAACCAACGGCGCATTTTTAATTGCTGCCGCTTTACCTGTTTCCAGCGTTTGCCTTGCTGCTTCTAGTTTGGCTGCTGCCTTTTCGTCAGAGCTAAAAAGCTCTGATTCAGGAATGCTTTTGTTCAACAGATCAATCGTTCCCCTGTCCAAGGCTCCTAGACGACCAGCCCGATTAATGGACGCGATTGCATCTGTACGAAGCGCATCGTATCGCGCAGCATCGGAACCAAACCCACCGGTGTAGCCTTCAGTTCTCAAGGCTTTCATTGTGTCGAGAATTGCTGTCGCTTTTTCGACTTGTGCCAATGAGTCGTTCAGCTCTTCGGCTTGTTTTGGTGTGCCAGCTACAGCCCCAAGCGATGGCACATAACGAGACAACAGTTTTTCCGAATCTTCCGCGCTCATCTGGCCACTCGCCTCACGTTCGAGCTTGCCCGCTTCCGCTTGCGTTTTTCGCAGCGCGGCCAGTTTTGTTCGCAGCGCGAGTTCTTTATCAAACGCGCGCTCTTCAGCGGTTTTCGATGCAGCCATGGCGCCCGCTGCTGAACGAATCCTTGCCGCTTCGGCGTCGGCAAACATCTGCTTGACTCGGTTGTCAGACAGCTTGGATTCAAGGTCGAAGTGCTGCGCCAGCTTTTGCGCGTTGGCTCGTATGGCGTCCGTCCTGCCCTCGTTGGCAAACCTTAGCGCCTGGTTTTTAAGCAGCTCGTTTTGACGCGCTCGCGTGTATTCCATCGCAGTTTGGTCGTCGCCAAAGCGCTGACGCGCCATGCCGTAAAGGCTTTGCGATTCCGCTAGCGCTCCTCGCTTGTTCGCAAGGTTTGCCTTTTGTGCCTCGATATCCTGCGCGATTGAATTCTGCAACATGGTCAGCGCGTTGTTTTTCAAACGTCCGCCGCTGTAGCCCTCGGCAAACCCTCCCAGTGCAACCGACAGCAACGATAGTACGTTGCCAAATCCGTTGCCCTTGGCGAAATACTGGGACGGATCAATCTTGGTCGTGGCGATCTCGGTGCGTAGATCGTCCATATCGCGAATGCGCTTTGCTTGGGACTGGTCGAACTCGGAGCGCATCTGCTCAAAGCGTTGCATCTGCGCTTGGTCTGACACCTCGGCGGCTTCTCGAGCTTTGTTCTCGCGCTCGGCTGCCATTGCAAGCGCCTCTTGCTCTTTGCCAGCATAGGCTAGGTCAGCCTTCCTGCCCTCAGATTCAAGGTTAAGACGCTGCGCCGTAAGACCTAGCGGAGTTGAAGCGTAACGAGCCTTTGCGGCCTCTGCCGCTGCAATCTGCTGCGGCGTAAACTTGCCAGATGCAACCGCCGCTTCGTAATCAGGACCGAAATACGTCCCGCCGTATTGCCCCTGCAATGCTGACGGAACCGACATGGCTTGCGATGGTGCTGCCGTTGTTCTGAGCGTCGGCCTCGGCTCTTTGCTAATCATCGCCTGTAGCGCCGCTCTCCTTGCCAACTCTCTCCAATCTTGAGACGCCGCAGGCGGCATCGCCTCTTGGCTTTGCGTCGTCGGAATCAAGTACTTGTTAAGCGCAACCGGCTTTGGAGTGTCGAAGGTAATTGCTCCTTCGTTTCCAATTGCACCGCTTAACGGTAGAGCTCCAATTGGGTCGGCCATGTTACTTCCCCTCAACCTTGTTAACGCGTTGGTTTAGCCGTCCAACCATGCCAAGCAATGGCCCAACAGCCTTGGCAGGGTTAAGCGCAAGGCCCTGCGATGTCGGAGTTACCATGGCACGCGTAAGCGGAGCGCTTGCCATGTCCTGCGCCATCACGCCGAGTTGCCGACCAGGTGTACCAGCGCCAGCGCGGTAGTCAAACGACTGCGGCAAAGAAGTATCAAGCGCCTGGTCAATGCCTCCTGTACCAAGTTGTTTGGCGTAGTCCTTGGCGTAAGCGTCCATAGCGCTTGCAAGCTCGCTGCCCTTCTCTTGAGGCGACTTTGACGCCTTGGTTTCAAGCACTCCAGCTTGCTGATTAAAGTATGCTGCAAGTTGTTCAGCGTTCCTGCGCCTAAGCAATTCTTCCGGCGTTTCAGCGCGAAGAACCTGAGTAGGCATTTGCACCATGCCGTTTGGCAACCGCACTGGCTTGCCGGCAATATCAGCAGCCGTGCGAACGTCCTCTGGTTGCATCGACGCCATCGTCCCATACTCAGCGTCGGAAATTGAAGGTCCGCGAGCGATCATTGCTGACGACTTCGGCATTTGCTGCGCCACATACTGAGCAGCTCGTGGATCAATTGGACGCGAAATACCGAGTCGAGCTTCAGCGGCTTGCCTGCGCTCTGGCGTCATGCCGCGAACGCTCATTCCAAGCGGCTGCATTGGCTGCATTGATGCCACGGTTCCGTATTCCTCATCTGATACAGATGGCCCACCCACAAGCATCGCTGACGACTTTGGCATTTGCTGCGCAACGTATTGCGCTGCACGAGGATCAATTGGGCGCGCGATGCCAAGCGCCTGCTCGGCTCGAGCGCGACGTTCAGGAGTCAGGCCGCGAACACTCATCCCAAGCTGCTGCGACGGGATGACAACGCCTTGCGGCATATCCGCTAGCGACGGGCCTCCTTCGCCAAGGCTCTGAATGGCAACGCCTCGAATTGGCATCGACATCGGTGCCATAAGCTCGGCCACAGGCTGTCCAGAAGTTGCTGCACCGTAGTCCTCATCGGAAACTACATAGTTTGCAGCGTCGGCGTTCTTCTGCTGAGCTTTGGTTTTCATGTTGCCTGTGTATACGATAGCTGCTCGAGGATTCGCACGGTTTCCAAACTCGCCAACCATCTGCACTTGCTCGGCAGATGCGCCCGCTGGCGTGTTGTAATATTTGATCGCCTGCTCACGCGTCATTGGACTACCAAGGGAATCCATCAAAGCGTCGGCAGCGGGGCCACCATCTTCGATATTCGTCTTCATTCGCTCATCGCTCAAAATCATAGGACCAAAGGCGGCGCCTAATGATCCTGCTGCGCCAAGTGCGCCTTGTGCAAGGGATCCTTGGTTTTGAGCAGCAGCAGCATCAAGTGCAGCTTTTTGGGCAGCTTCAAAGGAACGCTTTTGCAGCTCTGATCCAAACACGTCGCCTTCTAAGCCTTGCTGCGTAAAATCTTGGCCAGTGCGTTGCTGCAACAGACCAAGCTCTGCTTGGCGGCGGAACGCTTCCTGCTGGTCACGGATGCCTTGAGCTGCGCCATAGCCTTGAGACTCCATCTCGGCGCCTGCCTGCGTGGCACCTCGAGCTGCAAACGGATTGAATCCGCGCCTGCTAGCTTGCGCCGCTCCGAATTGCTGCTGCTGCTGGATACCCTGCCAAAGCTTTCCTTCCGGGCCTTGCATGTACTTAGCACCCATCGTTGGAGGCTTAAGCGTGCCAAGGGCTTTATCGTAAATTTGGCCATAAGCATCGCGCTGCTCTTGCTCACGACTAAACGGATCCGTTGGCGCAACCTGACCACTCGGATCAAAAATCTCGTTTCTAAATGGCATAATCAGCGACCTCCGCCTTGCATGCTTTGACCAAGCGCCGCACCGACATCTGCGCCCATTTTCATGCCACCAAGAGCGATCATTTTGCTTCGTTCGTCCTCTGCAAGCTGGCGTTGGATTTCAGACGTAATTGCAGCTTGCCGCGCTTGCTCAAGCATTGCTTTACGCCTCATGTCCTCTTGCTGCATTTGCTGGCCATACCCAACCTGGCGCATGTAAGCGCTCAACTCAGCCTGTCTTGCTTGCTCAAGCTCTTGCTGCCCAGCCTGCGCGCCTTGCATGGATGTTTGGAAACCAGCTTGAGCACCTCCGAATTGTGCAGCCCTAGCAGCTAATGGGTTTGCACCAGCAGAAGCCACCGCCTGCTGCTGCATTCCTTGCCCAAGACCAAGCCGCTGTTGTGCGCCCATCTGGCCAGACATCGCCGCCTCGCGCATGGCTTGCGCCGCCGGAATCTCTTGTTCGTAGCGCTCGCGCATCCTGCGCTGCATGTCTTCCTGGTATTGCGGGGTATAATCGCGCGCAAATTGCGGAGCAACCTTGCCAACAATGTCTTGATAATTGTCTGCCACTTGTTAGTTCCTTTGCTGCGTTCCAGGCTTATACAGGCCGCGCTTACCGGACAATTCTACACTGAATCCTGAACAGTCGTAACCCTGGCCCGTGGTTGTTCCAGCGCTTGAGGCATCTTCGATAAGCACCTTAAACGCTGTGCATTTTTGCTGCTTCACGCGCATGACTTCTAGCTCTTGCAGCTTTTGAGCGCCTAGCGTTGCCTCTGTCCAGGTGTAGGTCTGCGTCGGAGTCACGCCGTCAAACTCCTGATACAGCGACAGCGTTAAAGAGTGCGGGTTGTTTGCTTTGCAAAGCGCCGCAACCTGGCGGATACGCTGCCAGCCGCTTTGCTGCGCCGCTTGCAGCCAGCCTGTTTCGATTTTCATCGGTATGTAAATCGTGTTGTGGTCAAAGTAAGTGGACGCGTCCTCCTTGTACACTCGGCCGTCGCTTGCGAGCACATGGTAGACATCCTTATGCAGACATGCGCCAACTGGGTCTAGGACAATCTGCGCGGGGCCTACAATGCGTTTTACGTCCCACCTTGACCATGCTCCTTGGTCGAAGTCGTAAACGAGCACCAGGCCGTTTTCGCCATTGCGTAGCGTAAAGCGAACGTGACTATCCTTGGGCACAAGCACAGCGCTCGTGCACTCGGTATAGGCGTCGGTGATGTCACGCACAGCAGAGCCAGCAAAGTTGAGTTGCAAATCTCGGCCGAGTACGAAGATGCCAGCAAACGTTTGAAAGAATATGCCAGCCGGGGTCGCTACGATGCTTCGCGCATCAATACACCCGGTGTCGCTTGCCACGAGCTGAAGCCCTGAAAAGTCGTTGCCTCGCCCACCGTCGTCAGGACCGTTGCCAGCAATGGCAAATATTTTTGACTTAGTGAAAACGATTAGCTTGTCGTCGAGCTCTCCCAGGCCGGTAACTGGGTCGCCTCCAGGTAACAGGTACGAAAAAGCATCGTTGAACTCAGGTGCAATCGCACACTCGTTGGCCGTCGTCGGGTTGTAGAGCTTTGAATACTGAATGCGATCACGGCGGAAGAAACCAGCCAGCCAAACCCGCTTGGTTCCGACCATGACGAACGCTGCGCCATCGGGACCGCTTGCCTCAACCTCGGCCCCTGACTGCGTGTAAATGGCGTCGTATTGCTCTCCCATGTCGCGAATGATTGGGAAATACTGCGACGTTTGATCATCAAACGAATTGACGAATGGTTGTGTGCAGCGCTGAAACACGCCGTCCTGGTCGGCTCGATAAAGCACAACCGCAAAACGCTTTTGCGATGAGTAGCGCTCGCTTGCTCCAATCGTATAAAACGTCACGTCAATGTGATGGTTTCCGGGTCCACCTGGTATCGTGTACGCGCACGGAGGACCTGGGACTGACCTGGTTAAATTGCCCTTTTCGTCGTAACTCTCAAGCACTCCTACGTAAGTGTATGTTTGGCCACCAATAAGCGTTGCTGCTGCATCGTTGGCGCTCGTTATTGTTGCTATAACTGGGCCACTTGAAAAACCAAGTTCATACACGGACTGACCCGTGTACCAGGCAACGTTTGCTCCACCCAGTGTCGCGCTGCCTCGTGTCGTGGCAACTTGGGTGCACTTGCCAGCAAAGTCCAACTCGGCAAAGTCGCCAGCGAACGTCGGAAACTTAAACGGCACGCGGTTGACAATTCGTTGTGTAGCGTAGCGATACCCGCTTGTGTACGTCATGCCTTGTTGGACGGTTTGCATTGAACCACGCGTAAACGTCCACTCCTGGCTTGGTGTTTGAGCAGAATACGATGGGACAACGCCAAAGTCGTAGCGCCCAACAAGCTGCGGCTGCGGCAAATTCGCAGTCGTTGCAGAACTAAACACGTCGAAGATGACTTCAGCGCAGTAGCCGTTGTCGTAGTTTAATTGACCAACCGTATTGCCTTGCCCATATCGTACGCGCCCAACAATGTAAAACCGTCCACCAGCGTTCCATGGTTTGCTAAACGCGTACATATTGCGCGTTACAGTTCGCGTTGATAGAGACACACCCGTTGGGTCGGTGGCACTCATGTCGAGGCTGTATCGTTGCGGAAGGCCAACGTTTCCATTGTTTGTTGCAACGAGAACAAGGTTACTTCCGCCCTGTGTGCCTTCAACGACAGAGCAACCGTGCACTGTTCCAGTCGATGCTGCGTGCATCAACTTGGACCAGTTCAACGCGCCATTTTGTGTGTACGCGTACAAGTAAGTGTTTGACGCTGTGTCTGTTCCAACGACGTAGATTTGACCAGCAATCGGACCATCAGCAATGGCGCAGTATTCCCATTCTTGGCCTACGGGAGACGGAATTAGCCAGCTCGCAATAGTGACACCATCAAACATGCGAGCCACATAAATGGTGCGGCTGCCGATTGGGTTTAGTTTAACGTAGCAATACGCCCATTGACCGCTTGCCCCAGTCGGCCAAGAACCAAGCGACGTTGCGTCATAGTGCCGGTCGTTGCCTGAGTCGCCAAGGGCCAGCGTGTACAGGTCCAGGTGGCTAATTGCTAGCGCTGGTGTTGTGGTTGGCGTAGCGGAACTCCAGCGATACCACTGAAGCGCCGTAGTAGCGTAGCGTGCGCATCCAATGTGGACGACGCTTGCGCCAGCCGCAGCCGACCCTGCAACCGTTCGAGCGGCGCCAATTTCTATGTTAGTCCCAGGGTCGCTAACGATGGTCGTCGTGCTTTTGATTTCGTTGGCGCCTTGCTCAGTTTCTACTTTGTAGACCAGACTCGTTGCGGTTCCGCCGCCTGGAAGCGATCCAGCAAACCGCAGCGTAGTTGCCGCATGAACGGTATAGCCGCCTGAATGGCACGAGTCAGAGCTTGGGATGCTCAGCGCATCGCTAAACACCGTGCGCTGCTGGCCAGTGAAGGGCGAAACGTCCCCCTTTGAAAGCCATTGCGGATTGACCAGAGCGTTGCTCTCGTTGTACGCCCACAGCCTTCGATAGCCTCGAATCAGCAGCTCATCGCCGGTCGATAGCAGCCCTTTGGACGGCCCGTCGTGCGTGTATCCGCTAGACGTAAGCGGCGTGAATCCATGGCGCTTGGTTAGCCCGTTGTTACGCCTGTAATAGGCGTTCGTCGCCTGCGCTAGCGACTCTGGCTCTCGTAGCCTATCATCGAGCTTTTGATCGATACCTTTGGAAAGCGGAATAAAAGCTTGTGCTCTTGGCATGTCAAAAAATCCAAACGTCGATGGTAATGACGGCGCCGCCAGAGTTTGAGAACGTCACTTGCGAGTCAGTCAACGAACTTTGGGTAAACAGGTATACCGTCGAGCCGCCAATCATTTTGGTGATGACATAGCCGCTTGGGACGTGGCCAAGATTATGCGCCACGGTAACGCTGCCAGCTGCTGGCACTTGAATGCCACGGAGCCACAGGCCACGATTAAACGGTAGCTGGTTTGCGTCGAGCCTCTGGGCATCAACAGCGGCAGCCAACTGCGATTTTGCAAAGTTATCGGACTCAGGCCGCACACCCTGCTTTGGCAGCACCCTGGCTCGCGTCATGCGTCACCAGTTCCAGTCGTTGCGAAGCCTGCGTGCCGAGTAATCGCCAAAGTCGTGCATCGTGTCGCCAACGACCTCTGGCATGCCTGCGTCTCTGTTTCCTGCAAGCTTGTCAATCTGGTCGTCAATAATGGCACGCTGCGCCATGAGTCCCTGCGCCTGCTCGAGCGACTCTTCCTTGTTCAGCATGTCAATGGCAGCGCCATAACATGCCCAGTCCTCCCATCCGTTAATGCCGTCAAACGTGTCGGCATCAAGAACGAGTGGGACAAACGCTGGCAGGTAATGCAGCGTAAACGAATGGCTTGGATTGTTGCACGCTGGGCGAATCTCGAGGCTATCGTTCATTAGCCGATAGCGGTACATGCCCAAGTCAGCAACACCGACGTTTTCGAGGTACTTAAGTTCTGCCCACTGCTTAAGGCTAAACTTAGGCACCCATACAACGCGCGTTCCGTCAGTCACAGAAAGTGACAGAAGCGACATGAACGGAGGTGAAAACAGCGTGAGAAGAATTGTAGAGCCAATGACAGCGACGCTAGTTGTTTGAGCGTAGTAGTCGTCGCCGCGCGCAATGATCAGCTTGTTGTAAAGCTGTTTGATGTTGCGATTGATTGCGCGGTTTAGCTCTGCGTCGGTGACGAAAGCTGCTGCCTGGTTGGAGGTCTGCATGTCCGCAAGTTCGCGGGCACGGGTTCGCATTTCTGCGAGTGTGACGTAAGCAGCCATGCAGACCTCCTATCAATCACGCGTCGTAGCCAAAGAACGAAATGGTCGAAACCGAACCAGCGCCATCGTTAGCTGCACCAGCGCCGTTTACGATCTGAATTGTAATCGTATTATCAGCAGTGCCACCCGCAGACGTTACAGCAACGCTCGTGACCAAACCGGCAACGCTATTGTTGTTGCCAAGGCTATGAATGCGGCTGTAGCGGCGTTTCAGCGTGATGACGTAGACGCCAGTGGTGGCGCCAGGTTTCGCGACCGAGGCGACAATGCCGCCAGGGTCATCTTGCACGGTTGGAGTCGCATTCGCGGTGATGCGAAACGAACCGACCGTAAGCCCACGGGCGTGCCCGTAGGGGTGGTACATACCTTTTGCGGTCGTGCTCATGTTTTTCTCCAATCACGCAAGCTGATACGTCAGCTCGACCAACAACACCGGGAGCTGTTTGCCAGCACCGGCTTTGGTGACGTTGAGCGAAATGCGCTGATCGACTGCTACGGCAGCCGTAAGATTGCTGCCAATCGTAGCAACGGTATTCGCGGCCAAGCCATTTAGCGAAGCTGCACGCGTATCTTTGCTGACGATAGCAGTAGCGAGTGCACCAGCCGCAAGGTTGCCAGTTTGCAACGCAATCGTCGCATAGTCGGTATTATCAGCAGCAACGGCTCCTTGCGGGAGAATTTCGATGCTGTTGATGATGATCGGCACCTCGCTAATCGCCAGCAAATGCTCAGTCTGAGTAGCTGCGGCGGCATCAACCGGAAGCTTGACGCGAACAACGCGAGTACGGAACGCGTAGTCAACGTCGTCGGGTGAGCCGAGTGCGTGCGCGGGGGCCTTAATAAGGTCCGTAGAAGTCTTGATAGGCATGTTCTTGTTCTCCTATTACAGCTGAATCACACGCCGTCGAAGTCGATGACAACGTTGTCAACGGGGCGCTGGCAGATAAGGTTACCGTACATCTTAAGGCGGAACTCGATACCGTCCGACGCGCTTTCGCGAAGGAACCGGCGTCCATCCTCCTCGGCAAAGTGCGGCGCATCGCCAAGCGTGGCGAACTCCCAAGCGCTACGGTTCGAGAGCAGGCCGTAAGCGTAAGGGCACGTCGGGTCGTCGAGGACCGTGAGGTTGCCAGAGCTGGTGACAAGGTTGAATCCCTGGAAACCAACTTTGGCCTTGCCCGCGCTCTGAACATCGACGAAAGCCTTCGCCTGCATGGATTTCTGAAGCTCGGCAGCGCGCTCGGAGTTCATCCAAACCGTGTCGAACTTGCCGCCGTTCGTCTTGCCACGAGCAAGGCTGTCAAAGATGACCTCCTCAATCGTCTTCGCGCCACCCTTGACTCGACCACCGGCGAGGCGAACCGGGTTAACGGAGCGGTCAACGCCGAAAAACGGAGTGGCCGATGGCGCCGCAACCGGAATCCAAGCAAACACGCCGCTCATGCAGTTCGAGGCGCCAACACCGGCCAAGAAGTCACCCTGACGAGCAAGGAGGTCGGTTGCAACCGGTGCAACCGCGCCACCCTGGAGGGTGAGCGTTACGGTGCCAAGGTCGATGTCGATTGCAGTGACAAGGAACGTACCGACGTAGATTGCGCCCGCCGCGCTCTTGTTTTCGAGGACCATGCCGACCTCGAATTTGACGCAATCGCGACGGTCAGTGAGGGTTACCACGGGGCCAGCCGCAACCGAACCAACAACGCCTCGAATGCCCGAGCCATCGCCCCAAACCTGCACCGCCATCGAGCGGCCAAATTCGTAAGCGGCCGCGTCAACCTGGGTCTTGATCGCCTTGGCAATCGCACCCTTGTTCGACGCCGAGGCCATCATCGTCTCGTTGTCAATCGAGCCGAGGACGTAATCCTTCTTGCGCGTCACGTTGTACTTCGCGAGCGAAGGAGTGCTCTTGCCGTTCAGCGCGGTGCTGAAATCGGTGGAGCCACGGATACCCGAAAACATCGCGTTCGATTGCTTTGACGCGCCTTCGAAGTCGTAGGACTTCGGAACCCAAGCAAGGAACGGAGCTTCGGGAAACCAAACCTCCTCAAGCGAATCGGGATAAAGGATTTTCAGCGCGGAGCTGAACGAAGACATATTTAGAGAAGCCATTGTGTACCTCGAAAATTAATTAGGATTGTGAGTGACGACGCGAGAGTCAGTCAGCGGACCACAGTACTTTGGTGGCCTCTGCCAAGCGCTCCTCTACGGTCATCGCTCGTCGCGGGACGCCACCTTCGGCGGCTGCCGCATTCGTTGGGATGTACCGGCCTGAGCCGTTGCGCTGCCTTGTGGGTACAGCGTTTGTCCCCTGCCGCTTACCGCCGTTAGGCGCGGGCGCGGTGGCAACCCGTTGCCTCAGACTATCAGTTAGCCCGTATTCTGCAAGAGTGTCATTTACGATGTTGTTTACAGCGCTCAAAACCTCAAAGCGCCCAACTTCGTCGCCGCGCTGCACATAGAATTGCACAGCATCGGCAACGCGCCGAGTCAAAGCGTCGTCTGACAAGTGCTGAAGGGCCGGGAATTGATCGGCATACGCCTTAGCAAGACCGACAAGGTTCTGCGTTTCCGTTGCAGTAACTTGCTCAACCTGCTGATGGTAAGCTCGAGCCTGTTCTTCCTGCTCTCTGCGATTTCGCTCTGCGTAAAGCTCGGCGCGTAGCTGAGCCACTTCGTTTGCAATGGCTGCATCCTGCTGCGGCTTTTGCGGGTCTTCGCCATTGATGTAAGCAAGCTGGAGTCGTTGCAGGTATTCATGCGGCGAAATGCCCGCGAGCTGCGCAACGCGCTCCGCAGCCGCAATTGGGTTGTGACGCATGAGCGTAGCAACCTCTCGAGCCGTCGCAGCCTCTTGCTCGATTTGCTGCTGGCGCGCTTCAAGCTCTTGCGCTCGCTTAGTGTTCGCCTGCTGCATCCTGCGAGCGGTCGCCCACTCGGCAGCGACATCGCGAAGCATGTTGCGGGGCTTCTTTTGGTCCGCATCGTCAGCGGCCTTGGCCTTGTCTTGGCTTTGGCCTTCCTTTGGCTCTGACTGCTCCTCTTTGGCATCTTCGGAGCTTGGAGCAGGCTCAGTGAGCGCAACTTGTTCATCGTCTCCTAGGGCCATTGCTGCGGCAGCAATGCGGTCATCGACAGACTCAGAGCCAGTGCCAACGATCTGCTCAACAACTGGCGTAACTTCGTTCTCAGCCATCTCGTTCCTTTCAGCTCGGCATACCTGGAGGCCCAGGCGGCATTGGAGGCAACGCGCCTCCCACCATCTCTGGTGGCATCATGTCAGGAGGCATCATGCCCATGTCACCGCCAGGCATTGGCCCTGGTGGCGGCGGCATGGCTTGGGATTGCAACATCTGAACGTGCGTTAGAAATTGTCGCAGTAGATCAACACGCTCTTCCGGTATGTCGTCAAGCTCGGCCCTTTGGATTGCCAGCGTCGTTTCGCGAAGCGCCAACGCCAAATCCATAACCGGCTCTGGAGGCAAATATACATTGTCGTAGAGCATCTTTGAGAGGCGTTTGTGGATTAGCTCAATGGGAGCCACGATACGATTACGCACGCTCTCAAGGTCTGGCACATCGAGCGCCAATTCATAGAAGCTCTGCTGGTCGATGACACCGGACCCCAGCATGTCTTGAAGCACCTGGATCTTGGCCGCAGGATTGGTCGGGAATGCCGAGGTAGGAAACACGCGCGCTCTGAAACGCCCTTCTTCAAGGTCAATATCGGACCATTTGATGCGCGTGGTTCGCGAAGGGCCGTCGCTACAAACGATTTCGTGGTCTGGGTAGTCTTCTGCAATCTCAGTGTGCAAAACAACGACCCACTTTGCGAGGTCCACATACAGATTCTCAAACGCTCGCTCAAGGCTAATAAAGCGCCGGGACTGCACGTCGTTGTAGACTTGGAGCGCGCGCCCACTGTTCAAACCGGCAGGCTTCATCGACGTTGCAGCAAGCTCGCTTGCGCCCATGAGCTTGAACACGCGTGCTTCGCATTGCTCAATGTACGCGGCAACCTGCGGGTGCATAACCGCTGGCGTCATCTGCTGCGGCGGCGGCCCATCGTGCTCGACGATGGCGCCAACCTGGTTGACCATGTGAGCCTTCACAACGCGGCTTTGGCGGTTAATGAACCAAAGCGAGGTCGCGTTAAGGCGCAGCGATTCGTTCCAACGTCGAAGGACGCGGTTAAGCTCAATTTGCGTTGGGGCCGCACGCTGAACGAGCGACAGCCCCCAGAAACGCCGCATCGGTTTTACAGCACGGATAAAAACGAAGGGAGGCTCATTGTAAATGTACGGCTGATCCACCAGCACCGTTTCTGCAATGCAGAGAACATGGCGCCCATCGGTGGCTCCAGGCTTTGACGGCAGGTGGATTGCCTCCATTACTTCAACGAGGTCTTGGCCTCGAGGACCATCGCTAAACCACGCCGACGAATCGACGGTAGCAGCCATCTGAATAGACTCGCGTTGCTCTGGGTACATCTCGCAAAGCTGCCACTTGTCGAGCAAGTGACGCACAAAGAACGAGCGTGGCACCACGTCAATTGCGCCACGGTCATCGACTAGGAAGTTTGGCGGGAAAATGCGCTCAATAATGACCTTGGTATCGTCGGTTGGGTCACGGCGAGGACGAAGGATGCCGAGTCCAGAGATTACGGCATCACGGGCAGCCTGCTCTGCCAGTTCATGCACGTTGCAGTGGTCGAACTCCGCATCGTTAAAGTAAGTCAGCTTTCGCGCGCGCTCTTGCTCGAGCCAGTCACCGCCAATGGTAACGAACATTGGACGAGGCTTCGCCTGCGTGATTTCGCTGATTACCGTATCGACGGCCAAAGCCAACACGTTACGCGTTACGCTTGGTTGCGCGCGAAGCTCGATTACGTTCTCTGGGATCGCAGTCTCGTCACCGTACAAGCAATAAGATTCGAGCATCTGCATGCGTCGAACGCTCGTAACGTTATCGACTCGGCGTGCCTCTGCCATTGTCTCCGCTGCGAGCAACGACGGTTCAGCATTCCACCAACGATCCTTTGCGTAATTCATTGTTACCCGGTATTAGTATCACGTCTCGCGTCCCCATCTCCGTGAGACTTGGCCGGTTAGCGCTTCTCGCCTTGCGCTGACCGGCTTTTTTACGCCTTCGGCGGCCTTCCGCGCTTCTTCGGAGGCTCACTTGCCCATGGCAAATCCGCCAAATGATCGGCCTCATGCGCTGCCAACCCTTTGAGGTCTGACGCCTGC